GCCTTTAGTGCCGTTGACACGAACCGTAGTCTTCTCCGCTTTGGAGTTAACTAGGCATTCGGGATTATCTTTCCAGAAACCTTTAACGAAGTTATCGTCTTTCCAGCAAGCATACCCAAGTCTTTGACCCCAGTAGTGGTAGGAATCTACTGGTATTCTAGCGGTTAATTGTCCGAGTCCATCCACGTGTTTGTGGAGCTGTCGGTTTAAGGCTACCATCGCCTGTTTTTGAGCTTCAGCCTGTGCTTTACGCAAATTCCACCCAGTACGAAACTCCTCAAGCATAGGCAAGAGGAGCTCGTCTGGAATAGAATCGTGTAGATTAGTGGCTACTCCAGCCATTAATTAGGCGTTGTTCGCTTTGTAATCGAACATACCGAACGTCAGAGGCGAATGGACTAACAGTGCAGCCATTGCTTCCATCATTCTGCGAGGACCACCACCGTTTTCGGTCAGCTCACGTACTTGTGCGATGTTTCCACCGTAGCGTACTTCAAGCATATCCCAAGGGATGATGAATCCTTTGCACTTAGCATTTTCTAAGTGGAGGTTTGCACGATATTTAGCGAGTGTAGACGCAGCGTCACGGTCAGCAGCACTTGAGGATGCTGCAACGAATGATGCTAGGTAGGTTGCATGCTGTGCATTAGCAGAGGCAGTTAACATGTCAGCCTTTTTGGTTGCAAGGGTTGTAGCCGAAACGGTGATAGCACCATTGGTTGAACCATCGCTTACAAGGGCTTTAACACGATTATCTTCAGTAGTTGTGCGACCATCATACAATGTGAAAGTCGATACACCGCTAGTTACAGTTTCAATGATGGTGTAAGGATTTACGCCAGCGTGTAAGAACTGAGAAGGAACGAGTGCTAATTTACCGAAGTCTCCCTCGAAGTAATCAACCGATGCACTGATAGTGTCGGAAGAGGCATCACGTGTAGAACGGATACCGGTAGAGGAAGAAGGACCAGAAGGAGCACGTGTGGTGTAAACAAGCTCAGTAAACTGACGCTTTAATTTAGTACCAACAACTGCTTCGTGGTTCTTGAATTGACCAGTTTGTTCGTAAACAGAGGTCATAACGTCTTGAACGGTGTTTTCGTTCAATTCGCTAACGAGCGTGTTAGTACCAACAATAGAGGTTTCAGGAGTGACGAAGTTAGCGTCGATTGGCCAGATGGTTTGATTTTGTACGCCATACTTATCGGCATTGGTCGTTGCGATTGCTTTGTCTTTTTTAATCCAAGCAGTTAAGCAGCGAGTGCGATAAGGAGTGGTGCCGTCATCAAGTGCGGGCAGAATGTCCGAGCTAAAAGTAACTTCCATCGAGCGTTTAAGGTCGATAGTGGCTTTTGCTAATTGGCGGGACAGCTCATCTTTTACACCAGCGATATTAAGAATATCTTGGGTTAAGTTTGAGACGTGTACCGAACGACGGAACAAGTGAATATTGTTTTCAACTTCAGTTCTGTATCCAAGCGTGTATTGCTTGAAGTCAGGATTGCTGTTAGGGTTGGTAGGGTCTACATCCTTACCGTCAAGAATACCGAGTTCCACAGAAGGTTCTGGGTTACGGTCTACTTGCCAGCGGAAGGTTGTATTTCCTGGCTTTGCTCCACGTTTGGACATGGAGGTAATGGGCGTTTCTTTAGCGTCCACATTGGTGATTAGGTCAGAAAGTTCTTCTCTGATACCCACACGTGCACCTGTTAAGGGGCGAGTGTTTTGGAATTGGCGTTCGAATAGTGATGCCATAGTGATGATGATTTTAGGTTAAACGAACTTATTTTTGAAAACATCAGCTAAATCATCTAACGAAGCAGTACGACGATATCGAGTGGCAGCTTCGCTTGCTTTGCCGGCATCAACAGTTCTTTGGCTGGATGGTGGGGCAAAATTGCTACTTGATGGCATTACAGGAACCCTTTGATTAATAGGAGCGTTCCTCTTAGCAGCAGATTTTTGCTGGGTATAAGAAACCATTCCATTAGCCAAATGTGCGGCATAAATTTCATAATCAGGGAATTCCTTAATAGCTGGCACCGCTTCGATAAATCGCTTGGCGGCAATAGCTCTTTGGTCTGACGAATCGTCAAGCCATGGAAACTCTTTACGAGCTGCAGCTTTATACTGTTGGCTCGCTGTTAGATAATTATACTGCTGTGGGAGAAAATCTTCGATAGCTTTAATCGCATTAACTTTCGCTTTTGCAATTTGCTCTCTTTCGATTGGCTCTTTTCCGTCTTCGTAATAACCGTCCGGATAACGCTCACAAAATAGGCGGATTTCTTTTTGTCTTTCGTACTCGGCTTGAATTTTGGATTCAGAATCCAGACTACCAAAAGGATTTTTGGAATTTACTGGTTTTGCTGAACTAGCCTGTTGACGCTTGATTGACTCAAGTTCTCCTTCTAATTGCTTTGCTTTTTCCTCTGCTTCTTTACGTTGTGCTGTAAGTTTCGCAATCCTCTTAGTAACACCTTTCGGTAATTCCTGTTCGGGGCGAGATTCTTCAACTTCTGTTTCACCTGTAACACTATTGGTATCGCTTTCTTCTCCAATAGCATCCGTTGTTTCCGCCATTTGTTCGTCAGCCAATGGAGCGGGCTCAGTTATCTGACCGTCAGATAACACTCTTCCAAAATAATTGGAGAGTTTTGCATCATCACTGAGGTCGGCTGTCTCAGTTGTTTGGGGCATGAGTTGATTAGACTCGGGCTCAAGTCCGAGTTGTTGTTCGTCGTTATTAGGATTTTGTTCCATATGCCAGCGTTACTTGGTACGCAGAAGTGGGTTTAGAGTATTCATTATTGCTGTGATGCAACAATTCTTAGTCTACTCTTGGCGATTGGTGTGGTTTGGCTTGATTTCCGTCTGTGCGGAACTTCAACATGAACTCTCTTTCAGACTGAAGTAATCTCAGAATGTCATTAAGACCTGAAATTCTTCCAGCAGAGTGAGCCCTTGCTTCATTTGTTACGTTTTTTTCCATAACGTTTACAAGTTCGTTTTGAAATTCAGAGTCAACGATGACTAAAATAGCTTTATATAGCTCTTCTGCGTCTTTATTGATAAATCCGAATGCTTTTGTACTTTCTGGGATATTATTTTCCATAGATTAGAACATTCCTCCCATTGCACCGGGTTGAGGAACTCCACCTTGAGGTTGGAATTGTTGTTCAGGGGCCATTTGTTGCTGAGGAGCTTGTTGCTGTTGTTCAGCCATTGCTTTTTGAATATCTTCTTGGGCACTAGATACGCCAATTCTTCCAATTTCTTTATTCTTTTGTTGTTCAATAGACATTTGAAGGTTCTTTGAATAATTTTGTAAAAGAATTTGGAATATTTGGTCGCTTTGAGCGGCTTGTTGGGCTTTTGGATTTTTTTGCATGATTTCTTGCAGGTACTGCATCTTTGTTGGTGCAGATGGGTCATTCTCAACATACTGAGCTTCATTACCAAGCATCATCATACCAACATCATTAACAACATCCTTATACAATTTCTGTGATGCAGTAGCTTGGTCGATAATTAATTCTCTAGCAGCGTCTGGGCTGATTGCTTCCATGATTAATTTAACAAGTTTGTTTCTATCAATTACGCCACCACTATCAAGAGGTACAACAGTAGTCACAATTGACTTAAGTTTTTCCATTACAAACTCAGGGTCTGTATCACGAACATCAAAACGGACGTTAAAGTCATATTCGCTGTGAATATCATTCATTCCTTGTTTCAGTGGTGCACCTGTAATTCTGGTAATTTCTTCCTCTGGCATGAACTGAAGGCACAGTGAGAATAATTGTTTATAACATTGTGTCCAAAATGATAACCAATTGTTAACGTGAAGCTGTTGAAGCATCTTAACTTTATTTGGGTCTACGGTTTCGCCTACATTGTAGCCGTAATAATTTCCTAAATTAGTTTCAATTTGGGTAATTACTTGAAATGCGTATTCTGCACGACCCTGTGGGGGTTCTAACCAAGTGTAATCATCTTTGTTGGTAACAGGAAGCACTTGTGCCGGTGCAATTCTGTTTAATGCACCAATGCGTTTTACAACTTTAACAGGAGGAAGAACTTCAAATGCTGTTCTATCACGAATAGCATCGTGTTGAGCCTTAATTTCATCTTGTTCTGTTTTAGAAATTTCAGGGATGCCTCTAGATTCCGTTGTTTGACGTCTAGTCATTTCATGTCTCAAAGCGATGAATGGGTATTCACCGTGAGCATAATTTAACATATCCTGAATTGCGTACACCTCAGCACCAACTTGCGGAGAAAATACAGTATAATAAATTGAAGGAATATCCTTTTCGTCTAATTGGCGGTAATAAGCCCACACAACTTCAATTAAGTAATCTCCACGTTGAACGTTTGAATTCAACATTGTTGTGGTAGGAATCAAATTAGGGTCATTAAAGTAAAAATGATTTCCCATTGTTCTTACGGCTTTTTCAACAAAGTCTTTATCCCATCCGGCGTTGTTGACCATTGAGCGTAATTCAACTTCTGTCATGTATTGTCTGCGGAAAATAACACGTGCTTTTTGCAAATCAGAAGTTTCAGGAGGAAAACATACTTCATCAAATGGTTTTAATGCTGTTACAACTGGGAGATTTTTTTCAATATAAATTTCCTCTAATTGACCCTGACCTGTTTCACGCATTTCTTTCACAAATTTTTTCATTTCCTTTGTTTTCATTTGTGGCAGTTGTTCTTTTAATAATTCAACTGCATAGTCTTCCTTGGTTTCATTCATGATTGCTTTAATAAGCATAGCAGTATTGTTCAGCCCCATTTGTTGTTCTTGCATGGCCACTTCTTGAAGCTCCTGCATCGTCATGGTTTGCTTGCGAAGACCAATTTTTCTGTCCCAAGATACTTGAACGCATGTCCAACCGTACGTAAGCATGTAATCTGCAGCTAGTTCAGCTTCACGTTTAAGCTCTGGATTCATTTTTGTTTCAACCAACCAACGCATAAGGTTGGTAGCCGATGATGCAGCCATGGTGTCATTGATTTCTGTACCGCCTACCTTAAGTGTACTTGCGTTAAAAGCAGTCATAAGCAGTGCTTTTTGGTCACGAATAAGTCTATCAACTAATCTGCAACGAACATCTGATGCACCTTCAAATGGGAATGCTGGGTCACCCTCTGGTCTTGCCCATGAATGTTTCTTGCCGTCATCAGTTTGACCAGACCAACGTGCATAACGAATGTCGTCTGCATAATTCATCTTGGAAACCATTGTTCCAAAATATGCGGAGCGTTGGTATTCGACTAATAGTCTTCGAATATCTGGTTCATTCTCGAAATACGAGATTGGGTCACGTAGATATTTATGGTCGCTTAATTTATTTGGTGTTGGGGATGACATTTTCTTCAGTTCTTGATTTTAGGAAATTATTAATATCGTCACGGTAGAACATGTTCTGACCGCCTTGGGTCTTGAACACTCTAAGGACTTTTGCTTTTCGCAACCTAATGAACGTAGTTTTTGATAGTCCATAGATTCTTGCCGCATCCGCTAGTCGGATAAGTGGTGGGAGTTGATTCGTATTCATGTTAGTAAGAGCCTCCTCCGATTGCCTTGTAGGTATCGGAGTCACCGTATTCGGGTTGCATTACGGCAAGGTATCTCAATGCGTCGATTGGGTCTTTTGACGCACCCTTGTCTCCATCTGTTCCGGTCCATTCTCTCATGCACCAGATTAGGTTTTTGCAACTCCACGATATGTAAAGTTTTGGTTGGTTGACCGTGCTAATTTCGGAATTTTGGTCGTAGGATAGCCAGTCGTTGATAATTGCAATTCCCTCTTCCAGTCTTAAACCGGCAGCAGGAGTAAAGAACATTGGATTGGGTTCTTCGTCCAATAATTGAGTTAAAGTTGTTCCGCCCTCTTTGGTAATGACAGGCGAACCGCCCGCACGTGGGTCAATGTATCTATCTGCCATAATTTCGCCCTTTTCTAAATCTAAAATTAATTGCTTAATCTCACTTAACCCCATGCCAGCACCTTGTTTTTGAGCTGGTCCGGGTTTTCCGTCGGCTTTTTCTCCTGACATGGCCCATTCACCAAGTGAAATGTCTGGGAACTCACGATAAATATATTTGTTTCCGCTTTTATCCACACGCAGCCAAAGCATAAACCAATTTCTAGAACCGGCTGGGTCAACAGCCATGTAGTTGGTCCCTTCGGTTGGAATCTGTGAATCTGCAATAATGTGTGCGTCTCCAAATCTGTTGAATTGTGAACCGGCTAACGAATCAGCCCAGCCGTAGGCTCGAATTTTTATTTCGTAAGGACCACGACCACTAAGTGCTAGCTTAATCTGACTAAAGGGTGAGTACTTATTTAAAATAGAATGAAACCAAATTACGTTAGATGATGCACGTGTGCAGTTAGCAATGTATGGCATATACCCTTTAGGGATTCCCGGAACGTTTTGAGTTTCTGGAAGTAAGTCCGCAAATAGGGACTTTTTAATGCGGCAGCCGGAAACATATTCTTTAACTACAGGAGTGAATCCGGTGATAGGAGTAAAAGTTAAAATCATTTTTCCAGAACGAGTAACAAGACGATAACGTAACGTTTCAATCCAGTCTTGCGGAACAAGCTCATCGCACCAAATTAAATCTGGCTCACCACCTTCAATAACTTTCTTTTCCTGACCATAATTCATGAAGAAACATTGGCTTTTATTTGGAAGAACAAATGTAGCATCGGTAAATCCGTTCTTTTGTGAATACTGAATATTTGTAACTTTAGTTTTTCTAGCCGTCTTAAATTCTGGCGGCATATATTTCCAAATTGCGGCTTGTTGCATTTGGATTGATGTTTGGGAAGTAGTATGCAAACACCAAACACGACAGTTGGGGCGTGAGCTAAGTATTTGCATAACTCGCTTTGCAGCGTACTCCGTTTTACCGGCACGATTTCCTCCCATGATTAGTAGTTCGGTCCCAGACATCAAAAGTTCATCGGCATCAGCCCAACTCTGTGGCTCGTAGCCATGTCGGTATGGGTCTTGTTCCTCCGCTTTAATTTTTTCTTCTCTGCGATTTAAAATTTCAATTGTGCCATCGGTTCCAACCGTTTGAACCAAAGCAAGTATTTCGTCTTCTGTCGGAAGGTGAATGATTGGGTGCTTTGTTAAAGTCATTCCAGCTACAACTTCCGTGTTTGAACTCATTCGTCTTCGTCCTCAGATAAATGGAACGTATTACCCATACCCTTGTTTGTTGAATTTGTTGCTGACATTGGAACGGCACCTTCAAACGCAAAACCCTGCATTGTCATTCCCCCTGTTAAATTAAAAGGAGATGGGTAAAGTCCAAATTTGGTTGTTGGTGCATTTCCGTTACCAATCGCCACACTTGCTAATCTTGAAGTGTTTTTCCACATAGAACCATAATCAGCCGATTTAGAAAAAGGAACTCCTCGTCCGAAGGACGAATTTTTTATATGGTCATTAACCCTAGACGGTTTAATGCCCCTATGATTTACTGGTGGACCAGATGTTGGAGACTTTTTTTCAGTTGGCGGAATTTTAACAGGTTCAAATTTTCGGCCATTATCATCTGCTTCTTTTTTTTCTTCTGCAGCTGCAGCTTTGACGGATTGGGAATTGCTAAATTTGGAAATTAAGTCTGGCGAAGCATTCTGTTTCTCCATTTCCTTCTTTACAGTGCCAAACGTTCCTACCGGCTGGAGTTTTTCGTTTCCAGCCGACGGAACAATAACGTCTTTTTTTTCTTCAGCCAATTATTTGTAGAAGACTGCTTCGATTAATTCGTTTATTTTTTTCGCAACGGTGGAGTAACTCTCGAGCACAACGCCAAGAACGTATCCAACGGTGAATGTAGCTACCAGTAATACAATGTATGACATTAGCAGTTACCTCCGGGTCCGCACCAACCTTTGCCACCTTTGTAATTCTTACGAGCAGGTGCCGGTGCTTGGTATTCTGGTTCTTTCTTGAGGTTCTTTTCCATGCCTTCATTCATTGGAGATTCAATGGATTCATTATCCATTGAAGGTCTTGATTGTGGCATTGGTCTTGATGGTTTCGATTTCTTGGGTGGTTTGTGCATAATTATTTATTTCGTTTGATTAGGTTGTTAATACGTAAAATGGAAGTAGGTCGATGTTCGCAGTAGTACTTACCGCCACGGAAAATAACTGCAATCGGCATCTTGGGCTTGAAACGTCTTGCATCGTTTACAGTGGCAAAGACCGTCTTTCCGTCTGACAATTTCACTAACATAATTCGGATGTTAGGATAATCGCAGCGAAGTACAGTAGCTTCGGTGATTTCCTCCTTCGGTAATTCAGCCGGAGCCATCACCTCATTTGTATCCAATTTAAGCTTAAAGTTTACAAAGAGCTTATTAAGTCCCTCATTTGTATACTTAACAGGACAAAGGTGTACTTGCCTGTTAGGTAATAGTTCACGTATCCAATCTTCGCCCTGAACGAGTGAAGATTTGCGGTACGCCTTAAGTTCGTCTTTAGGTACTCCATATAGGTCAATGAATTCTTTCTCACGCATGTTAGTTTCGTAAATGGTTCTCCACGGCATCAAAGTATTTCTTATCCATGTAATTGGCTCGTTTAATCTCTACGCCAACGTACGGCACCGGATTACGGAACTTCATCACCTTGCCAAAAGTGATTTGTGAATCGTCTGTCCAAAACCCCAACTTTGTCATGGCGTCACACACGGACTTACAAATGTTGTCAAAGTCTGGCTTGGTGGTCATTGGTGCGGGTTTACCTTTATCGGATTTGATTAATGGAAAAGCAAAATAGAAGGTGACTTCAAGTGGGCCAGCAAATGGCACGTCAGGTTTGTGCTTCGCAGCAACGAACATAAAGTCTTTAATCCACTTCTTAATCGGTGAACTACTCATCTTGCCAACAAACTGTTGACCATCCTTGGTCTTCAAAATTCGGAGGTTAGCTTGGTGAGTGCTGCGGATTGGCTCGAGCTCTGCAATAAACTTCTTGGTGAAATAATCTTGTGGAGTATCTTCCTGCATTGACAGGAATGAATAACCTAATCTAATGGCTGTCAAATGGATAACGAGCGTCTTGATACTAATCCCTCATCGAACCACAATGCAAAGAGGGTGTCGAAGGAAAGACGAGATGCCGTTGAGCAAAAGTTACGTGAAGGAACTCCTATCTTGGAAATAGCCAAAGAGGTTCAGATGTCCCCGAACAATGTCACCGCCATCAAAAAGGAAATGCCGGAGTCTACCGGACTTCAGGACGAGTTCAAAGCAGTCACCGTTCGAAATTTAAAAGCGTTCGTGCAGCAAGCGTCGCACAAGCTCTTAACGGAGCTTGACGATTTGCACGTGTCCCAGATACCTATCGCCATGGGTATCGCCATTGACAAACTTCAGACCCTCCAAGACCAGCCCCAAGCAGTGGTTGAACACCGTTTCAGTATTTCACACGATGCCATCGACAAACTGCTAAAATCTAAAGGCGTAGGAATAAAGCGTGATGATTCCGGTGTAATTGACATTGAGGTTTCACAGGAGCGTCCAGAAAGCACTAAGAAATTCTTGGAGTGGTCTAGTGACCCACGTAGTTTTTTGGATAAAAAAGGATAGTCTAGCTATCCGTTGCAATTTCCGCTAGTTTCAATGCCATCGACCCCCCCGCCCCCCTTAATCATTACCGGCTAGGTCATGTATGGTAGTGGATTAGACATAATACATATTGTGCGACATGTAATCATGACCTTCTTAGTCATAATGCGTGTCAATACATGACAATGTAGCTAAGGGTACTTGACACCGGTGATGTTCTTTAAAGGCTTACCATGCCTCGCACGTCGGGTTATCTAGGGTATATCTTATTCATCCCTGTCTGATATCGTTGAGCACACCAATACGATACATAGCATGATAGATACCATGCAAATCAGTTCATGGTCAGAGTACATCTCTAGTCCTGAACGGTAATGTGTTACAGGTAATCCTCCACAATTCGGTAATGGGCACTAGGATGACCTTGGAAGCGTTATTATCACCACCAATGGTCAGACGTGAGCCAGCGTATCCGGGAGTCTTGATGCACATACGTAGGAATTGTTTGAGGTCATCTACGTTGAATACATAGGACATGCAGCAACGGTCATTGAGCATGAAGTTGTGGCACCAATAGTCTGATGTGGTTACTGCAATACCGGAGGGCTTGCTGCGGCACTCATACTCAAATACTGCATTACCTGTCTGGGCCCATCTATCACGCTCAGTCTTAACCTCCATCTTAGCTTGGTCTGTGCCTAATATCTTGAGCCATTGCTCACCCTCTTGACCATACTGTAAATCAATATCAAATTTGGCTAGCTCCCGAACTTTATCACGACGTGCTAATTCCATAGTAATGGCATGCCTGATTCACGCAGTGATATGTGGTGGGCTAATAGGATATTCTCATAACGTTCGCCATCAGCCAACTTACGTTTGGACAGACGCACTTTGTA